TGTAACCACCCATCGCCTTTTGATCACGTGATTTTCCTGCCTTAGATAACGCAATAGCCACAGCTTGCTTTTGGGGCTTGCCTGCGGCTATTTCTTTCTTGATATTATCGGAGATGGTCTTTTGTGAAGATCCTTTTTTTAGGGGCATTACGAAACACCTCTTATGCTTTCTTCGCGGGCACGTATGGTAATCCGTACGGATGAGTTTGCACTCGCTAAACCTCTTATCTTATCAAGGGGGTCTAGTTGTAAAGCTTCTGTTACCTGTATCATTCCGCCACCAACAAGCTCGACTTCATCAGCTAAAGGATTATACGCTGTAGCACTCGAGTCGTACCAATCTAAATTAAACGTAACTGTAGTACCACTCAAGTTTGTGATAAAAATACTGACGATATCTGTGGTGAACTGAGCAGGAGCCGTGTAGATATCTTGATTACTCGTGGTCAACTCAATCGATACTGTTTGATATTTATCAGACACTTGTTAAATCCCAAAAAGCTAAACATCCAATGATGTCGTCCGTACCCGAAATTGTTCGTGCCGCTAGGGTATACACGTCACTGGTTCCGGCTATGGTTCTTCCAAGTTGCAGATCGAAATTGTACCCTGTTGGAACAATGGCATCTCCAGACGATTGGTTAGTCCCTTTCGTGTAGTTCTGCAAAACTATCGTACCACCAGATAAAGCAGTTGCGCTAACATCATAGTCGACATTGTCAAATGTACTTGTGTCGTACGAAGCGGATGTTAAGGTTGCGTTTTTAATTAGCGCAATTTCATAGTCGACATTGTTTGGTATCGGAAATACTGTGTAGTATGCCGGTAATACAATAGAATCCAGACTTGACGAATTTAAACGTATAGATACTAAGGGCTCAAACGAAGTCGTCACAGTTGTTGCGGTTGACATTCTGGCCCAACTCAACGCCTTAGTTTGTTGGTACCCCCCCTCACTAACAATACTGCTACATATTTGCTGTAGAGTCGCTCCAGAAGATAAAGCACCTGTCGCAGTAATTTCGTAGCGCACTGGTAGGATTGCAGTCTTCATATACACAGTGCTGACTGTGTTAGGGTTTCTAAAAATGTGTGCTACATGTGGAGTTCCATCAATGTAGAAACCACACCTAACATCCCCGACACCTAGCCACTCAATGTCAAAGAATAAAATTTGTGCTTTAGGAGTTGTGGACAAGTTTAAGTTAACGCCGCTCGGACCAGTACCGTCAAACTTATCAACATTCCAGTTTGCTTGTGTTACGTAGTTAGAATCACTTGCACTACCGCTTGTTGAAGTGCGAAGTACAAACCTCACGTCAGTGTCGTTTTGTTCTAGGTAAATACCATCGTTTACCCCGAAGTATCCTACACGCTGTCGTAAGTTTGATTGTGAAGCGGCCATGACAAACGTCATTACAGCTAGTAGGCTCTTCCCCGGTTGGTACGGAAACACGCGCTTCGTTTCTCGTACAACCTCATCGCTAGAAGCTGTAGTTACAGTCATTGCTACGGAACTTTCATTCGCTAAGTGTGTAGCAGTTGCAGAACCAGTTGTGCTTGTATCAAATTGACCGTCAATACCAAAACGATTCTGACTGTCAAACAACGTAAACGGTTGAGATGTTCTTAAACGACCAAACGCATCAATATTGCCACCACCAAACGTGACTACGTTTCCGTTACCGGAGCTAGTTAACCTAACAAGTTCTGGGTATGACGTAATCATGGTATTGTGGGTTTACCCCCGGCGGGTGTTGATCGGATTCTAAAGTATAAAATTCTTTATGTCAACACCCCGTAAGATGCTCACGTAAAGAAGGGGCCCGAAGGCCCCGACTTACTTAGGCGAAAGCTTCGCCAGTCTTAGTGCTGAGACCCAAAGGAGCCATGACAGCAACTACACGTACTTTACCATCGAAAGCCGCAGTTGTAGCAGTCAACAGGATTTCATCAGCCGCAATGTACAGCTTACCGCCACCTACGGAGTTTAACTCCGCAGTTGCGCTGTCTGCATCAAGACTGTCGACGTAAGCAACAGCAGACTCAGAATCACCTAAGTCTAACTCGCCTGCGTTTCCAGAAGCGGTAATTAACTGAATACCTGCCGCAACAACGACAGTTTCAGCAGGAACTTGGAAAACATCAATTGTTTCGTTGATTCCCAAGTTAGTTGTAGAAAAGTCAAGAACTGCTTCTTGAACGTACGAGTTGGTACCTGCTGAAATATTTACAGCGTTACCAGTTACGGAATATGTTCCGGCCATTTTTTAGTCTCCCTTATGCGGCAGTTGCAACAACACCTTGTACGAGGGCTTCTGGACGTAAGACCTTGCGGCCGAATACGTGAAGACCACGAACGATGTCGCTGAATGTGTCAGTTGAACGGACAACTTCTGTCTTAGCGATGTGCGATGCAGTCGCTGTAGAAGACATGTGACCCGCAAGAACTACGAAGTCGTTTGTAGTGTCCTGTGAAGTGATAGTCACAACGTCAGTACCAGAGTTGTTGAGTGCAGTTGACTTGTAGCAAGCCATACCTGCAATGTTGCCCTGCATGACGAGACCGTTACGTAATGGTGAAGTTCCGTCGCCAGTTACCTGTACTTCTGCGAACTTAGCACCCGCACCAAACAACGCTTCGTAGAAAGCAGGAGGTGCAACGAAGAAACGGTTTTCTTCTGGGATAGACTGGTCGTCTAAAGCACGGGCCATTGCCAACATCATGTTTACAGCAGTGTCACCTTTGGTTGCCGCTGTGTAGATGTTGATTGGAGCACCCGCAGTACCAAAGTCAGTGCCTGTGTTACCAGCACCGTCGACCATTGCTTGGAGGACGTTAGCATCGTACTTACGCTTCAGAGAGAACGCACCTGAAGATGTAGCCAACGCTTCAAAGTTAACGTGTGACTGACGCTCTTCGATGTCGTCGATCTTGAACGCGAAAGCATTCGCTTGGTCAACAACCATTGTGATCTGGTCGTCAGCGAGGTCTTGTGGATTTACCACAGCACCACGTGAGTATGAAGATACAGTGATTGTAGGTTCTTTGATGATGCGTACTGTGTCACCGAAGTTTTCGATTTCACCTGCATAATCAGTGTTTGTGATATCCTCTACGACAGAGGCACGACGGAAAAACTTCAGGACTTTCTGGGAAAAAATTTCCGGTGTAAAGTTACCTGAAGGCAGGTTGTTATAACCTGATGCGCTACCAAAAGCCATGTTATTACCCTTCCTTATTATATGAGATAGTTAGGTTGTTAAAGTTTATGCTCTATAATCAATCCGGCCTTCAGCACGTGCGGCATCGATTTCTTTTTCAATTTTCTCGAATTCCCACGGTTTTAACCGGCCGATTTCTGAAGCCTTCCAAACTTTTTTAGTTGGATCAGCTTCTTTTACGACATCTTTTGCTGTGGTTTTACGCACTGTTAATGCCGCGTCGACATCGCGAGCTTTCTTAGGCGTTTTACTAATGCCCATGTCCGCTTTGTATAAGTCAAGGACTCGGCTTGCCCATCGAACATCTGAGTTGTTTTTATAGATACCATCTGAAATGGTACTAGGTTGATCATCCAACCACGCTAAAAACTTTTCATCCGTTTTTAAAGCAGGAAAATCAGGGTGCTGATTTAGAAGTTGCTGATACGCCGCTTGAGTTTGTGCTTTTTGCTCACGGCCTTTAAGTACTTCTACTTCAGATTTCAGTTCCTTTAACCGATTTTCGGCTTGGATCGTGGAGATAGTTTCAACTACCTTATACACGTCGGGGTACTTTTCTTTAAACTCAACAAGTTCTTCTGGTGTCGTTGGTAGGTCAGCCTGTGGCACACCTTCCTCTGCTCCAACTTGTTGTGCGTTTTGAATTTGTTCCCTTTCTTGCTTCCACTCTTCAAGTTTTGAATCGTAGTGCCGCTTTAGATCGTCATACCGCTTTTTATAGTCGGTATTTGAACCTTCTGCTGGCTCTGCGAATGCTGTAGTATTTTCTTTTGCTTCTGGGGTAGCCTCTTCTTCGGAGGGGCCCTCTGCTTCTACTACTTCTTCGTCATCGTCCTTGTAGACTTCTTCACGGTACTTTCCACGATACAAATTATCGTCGTTTACTGTACCGAAGCTATCGTTAGCTTTATTGGCGCGATGCCCTTTAGGTTTTGCCATTTTAGTCTCCTATCTCACGGGGCCTCATGGCTGAGGGTAGCCGTAGTGTGTTACACGGGGCCCACGGAATTGTGGGGTAGCCGTTTATAATTTAGTAGGATTTGGAGATAAATCCTTCAACTGGAGTTTCTGAAACAACGCGGGAGTTTAATAAGTCGCGTAGCGTTTCTGTCTCGTCCAGTTCTCTTGCTTTCGCAAAATCTTCTTCTGTGTACACCGGGTTCTGTTTTGGAACGTTATCCCCGGAGTGGTCTTTTAAAAACTTTTCGTAGTTGTCGAGTACACTTTGTACCTGCTCAGACTGGTCCGCTTCAATCCGATCCATAATGTAAGTACGGAAAGACGGGAAGTTCTGGTACATGTTTGCCGCATTCTGCGGAGTCATGTCGTCTATAACTAGGGGCTGTATTCCATCGGATTCCATTAACGTTGTGTCTCTTTGACTCTGAGTCTGTCCCATCTCGACGTTTGTCCGAGACATAACCTCAGGAGCTTTGTACTCTTCAATGTCTCGTAACAGTTTCTCGTACATTCGATGCACGTTAAACATGCCATTAACGCCATCACGAATTTCTCGAGCTTCAGCAAGTGCAGGGCCCATTTCTCCTGCTACACGACTTTCATAAAAAAATGAAGGGTCTTCGTCGATTTGACGGAGCATCTCTTCGCGAGAGGAAATTCCTCCAGTTGCCATGCGGTTTCTTCTGTAAGCTTCAACGGTAGGACTGTACTCACCGCTACGATAGGCCGTTCCAAGTTTCTTTATGGTTTCGGCGTTTTTTGTAAATGAATCTGCTATATCCTGTACTAGACTTTGTTTTTCGTCTTTAGAATACAGGTCTTGGCTATCAACTACTTCTAACGCGTACTCAGCGGCATTTCTTGCTAGTTTTTCAACGCCTTCGTCTGTAGTAAAGTCAGGAACAAATTCTCGCCCAAATCCCTGTCTTTTAAATTGGTAGTCTAAGTACTCAATCGAACCAATGACTTTTTCCATATCGCCTTGGTGAAGTGCTCGATACAAATCGAGTGAAGTAACAGCAACTTCTTCTTGAGGTTTACCCGGTTCTCCAACAGGACGAGTTAAGGATTTAAACAAATCTGTAGCACGGTTTTTTAACTGTTGTACCGTGCTCTGTTCTAAATCTCTAGGCTGTGCTACGTGCCCAGATTCATGGTAGAGAAGAGGGGCGTCTTTTTCTTCACCGGGAAGTGTTATGATAGCATCTTTGTCCCCAACTCTACCCGTCTTTAATCCCCTTGCTGGATCAGGATCTTTTCCGCGTTCCCCGAGCATAATAAACATGTTATCTTCTGAACCGTACTGAACGCTCATATTGTAGGCCGCGTTTTCCAAAAGAAACCGATCTAACTTTTGTATAGGAGCAGGGCTCTTAGCTACATAATCATCAGTATAAAACTGAGATATGTTCATCCAATCCGCTAAGTCGTCTGTGTTTTTTCTGTTGATTTCAGCAAAACCTTCTGGGTCAGCCTCTTGTGCCTTTTTTAAAACCCGAGCCCGATTTTCTGGGCCTTCTACTGTCGCATAAGGCATCTCTTCAAATATAATACTCCCCGCTGTACCGCCCGGAGCCATCGCCATCCCTTCCGCAGGATTGACAGGCTGTTGGTCTAGAGCTTCGGCTTCGGGGCTTTGTCCGTTCTCTTCAATACGTTTCTCTGTTTCCCGTATACCGCGCCTGTTAATTTTTTCTAAGCGGTCGTAGCCAATGACTTGGGCAACTTGAGGAGGAATAAGAACCTCGCCTTTTGAGACGAGTAGAGAAATTTGAGAGTCAAGTCCTATTTTATCGATATTTTGAGCTTTGTCAACGCCTTGAGACTTGAGCTCTTGCATCGCTTCCAAGATCATGCGCTTTACGTCAGAACTGCCCATATACTCGACAGCGGCCGCGTTAAGAACGTAAGCACCTTCTTGAACCTCTACAGGGACATCGTCTGCAACCGTTTCAGCCTCACTCATTTGTTCTGGAGGGCCTCCGACAAATCCGACAGGTCCTGTTACAGGTTCTTGTTGTCCGTTTTGCTGTTCTCCCATTGGTCCACCTATTGCCGCCGCATATGTGTCATACATCGCCGTTGCAGAAGATGGTCCTTGAAAATATGAAAAAGGATTGGTGTTGTCTTGCGTTGTGTAAGAGTATTGAGGGCGGGACTGCATCAATGTACGTGCAGTTACCGGAGTTCTTGTTTGAGCGAGCATTTTGCGGGGATCAAAATCAACCGAATCATTTTCGGGCGGTTTCTTCTGGTTGTTTATGTCCATTTGCCGTTGTTGTTCTGGTGTAACTGCGTAGCTCTGGCTAATGTCCATATTTAACAGCGAGCCTTTTGAAACACCAAACTCTAAATCACCTAGCCCCGTTGTTGTCAATTCCCTTGTCCCAAACCTGTCAACGGTCAGGTTAGTCGGAGCCAGTGTGGCTAGTACATTTCCGACAAAATCTGTGCCTGAGTAGTCTTCTACAACCTCACCGACGTACCCCCGGGCAGGGTCAATACCATATTTGTTAATTGAAGAAGTTCCAAATTTAGACGAGACGTAATCACCCAGTTGGTTAGCGTAAGAAGATTTAACGTAATCTGAGCGTATCCGATCTGCTAAGGGGGTATTACCAATTGCTTGAGCGTAAAAAGCGGCGTCATCTGCTCCGTAGCGACCTATACCAAACCCTCTTATCTCCCCAGTGCCTCCCATGACTGCTGTTTTACCGCCAGATAACGCGGCATCCAACTGCGTAAACATATTTGCGGCAACATCGAGGTCATCCATTAATTTGTCTTGATATCCGGCGTAGTTAAAGTCTGGATCAAAGTCTCCGGCAGAACCTCCACCTTGACCCCCAAAAACAGAGGTGCTTCCAACATCGCCCTCGTCAAAGTCTCCGTAACTGCTTTTCGCACCTATGTCTTCGTTTGCCGCTGTTGCTGATGTTACGCCTGTGTTCTCGTCGTCTTCGTTCATTTATTATGCTCTTGTTCTACGACCTTTTGATGGCTAGATTTCAGGTTCTGGAGCGTTTCCAGTAAAACCATTTTCCCCTGCAACTGGAACATTTCCCGTTCCGATTGTGCCGTCACCAGTCCCCGAAGCGTCAACTGGTGGAGTTCCGCCAGATACTGCGTCAGGGCTTCCCATGCCTGCTGGTGGTTGACCAGCGGCCCCACCTTGAGGGCCTGTTCCTTGTTGAGCATTTTGGAGTCCTTGTAAGACTTTTGCGTAAAGTTGTGCTTCGTCAAGATCATTTACAAGCTCTTCAGGATCAATGTCCTGAGAGATAGCCAATTCTTTCATTAAATTCGGGAGCTTAATAAACGGTGCTAGCATGGGATTAGAAACCGTCTGGAGAAGCGTTGTAAGCCTCTGTGAGCGGACTTCTTTTTGCATGACTGCCGCCGTACCCCTAGGCTTAATAGAAAGGTCTCCTTCGATGTCTGGTGCGTCGTCGTTGTACTGCATATTCCATTGGAAATACGCTAAACCGACGGGCTTTAAAAGAAAGTCATCAATGTTCTTAACAACAGTCTTAATTGACATGCTACCTTGTGAGAGTAACATTGAGAGACCGGATGAAGTACGCCCAGTTCCTGTCACCCCTGTTTGTCCGTGCATAACAGATGGAATGCCGGTCTCTTCATCAGCAAGCTGACGTGAAATTTGATACATTTGAATGTTTTCAGGTGCAGTGTTCGGGAACTTGAGTCCGTTAATTGCTGTACCTGTAACTCCGGACTGACGTCGGAAGACCTTGCCGGGGAAGATGTCAAAGTTTTGTCCGGGAACGAGAGATGCCTCATCCACGTCAAATACTAGATTCCCTGCAAGAGCCAAGTTGTCGATTGCCATGCGTACATGGCCGTTCATCAACATCTGTGCATCTTCCATATTCTCTGCTACGCCAACACCCCAAATCTGGTAGGGGTTGACTTCAAACGGGAATGCGTAGAACGGTATTCGTGCAGGTGTGAATGGGTTGAGCACACAACGAATAACTTCATTTCCGCATATCCATGCGTTGATTTGAAGTTGATCCAATTCAGTTACG